ACTTGGTCTGGTTCGGCGGTAGTTTTCACCACCGCAGCCGGAACTCCCGCAACTGCGGGCTGGACTTTTGGAACACAGGGAACGCCACCCATCAAGCCAAACCTGCCTGATAATGCCGTTTTATTGGCAGAAGTTTATGTAGTCGGCTCTGGTGCGACCCCCACAACCGTCATTACGAGTAGTGAAATCGTGGATAAGCGTTGCATCGTCACGCTGGATGCCACGAAACTCCCCCTCACCGGCGGAACGATGTCTGGCGCTATCGCAATGGGTTCTAACAAAATCACCGGCTTGGCAAACGCCACCACCACAGGCGATGCTGTGGCATACGGACAATGGGTGGGGCAAACCCTGACCCCTGTGGTGAAAACAACTTCCAATACGGCTACGGCTGGCGATTTTGTAATAATGAACACCGCTTCAGCCACCACAACAACACTTCCGTCAGCCCCAGCCAACGGAACAATGGTTGGATTGCTGAACATTGGAGGGTCGGGAACCGCAAACCTAGCAGCAGGTGCAGGCGACACCATTCGGGGTTCTACAACTTCTGGTGCTGCCGTTTCTGCGTCGCAATATCAAACCCTTGTGGTGATTTACAACTCCGCTTCAAGCGTATGGGAACCTGTTATTGCCGACGCAAGCAAGGGTTATCTCGCTCGTGCTAATACTTGGGTCGGCGTAAATACATTCAACAACACCGTTAGCGTCAGTGGTTTAGCAACTGTCGCACCAACCGCTACTCCAACAGGCCCTTCCGTAAACATCAAACAGCCAGTCCAAACCGCAACTGTCACGGCTGCAACTGGGGCTGCTGGAACCGTCACCTACACGGCTACTAACTCATTTACCGTAGGAAACCTTGTAACCATTACAGGTCTAGGTATCGCCTCTGGTTCAAGCCTGAACTTATCCGCACAGACCATTGTTACCGCTTCCTCAACGCAGTTCACCATTACTAACGCAACCGTTGGTGTCTCGTCGGGAACGGGAACGGCAACCTCATACATCAACACACAATACGGTTTGCAAGTTCAAGACGCTTTGGGGGTCACAAGGCTCCAAATGGGAAGCACAAGCGGAACAACTACCCTCAACGAAGCCTTGAACATCACAGGTTCTTTTATGACCGTTGCAAGTTCTGGTTTTCTTGGAACTCTTACCCTCCGCAACTATGGAAGCAGTAACCTGCCCGGTCTTGGTATTTATCCAAGCGGTGCAAACACGGGTGACTTGATTTCGCTACGCACCACTAGCACAAACACGGTGCTTCGTTTGGATACATCAGGACGCTGGATTACGGGTGGCGGTGCGACCTCGTTTGCGGTTCGGGCAGTTCAGAACACCGCCCCAATCACGGCGATTTCGGGAAACGGCACTACAATCACCGTCACAGCCATCAACTACTTCTCGGCTGGTCAGACCGTTGTAATCACGGGAACAACCAACTACAACGGAACCTACACAATCGCCACGGCTACGGGTGTGTCTTTCACCATTACAAGTGCCACCACAGGTGCGACTTCTACGGGAACCGCAACAACCACAGGTCAAACCGCCGACATCTTGGCGGTTCAGGACAGTTCCGGCACCGCTTTGTTTGGTATTTCCAATACGGGTTCGGCTGGCTCACCCGTCTGGGCGGTCAACGCTTACAGCAACAAAGTCACAGGTGTAGCGAACGGCACTAACCCTACCGATGCGGTCAACTACGGCCAGATTTCACTACTGGGTATGGCGGGCAAGAACTTTGTGGTCAACGGTGCTTTGGATTTCTGGCAGCGTGGCACAAGTTTCGCTAGCGGGGCAAACGCCTACACCGCAGACCGTTGGTATGGGTGGGGTGGTTTCAGCACGGCAAGCGCGTACACGATTTCGCAGCAAACGGGCGTGGGCCTGACGGGTTTCCAAAACTCCATCCGTGTCCAGCGAACGGCAGCCTCAACAAACACCACCGCACCTTATGTCGGACAACCCGTAGAGACTTCGGTATTTCTACCACTCGCAGGGCAGACGGCTACCTTCTCGTTCTGGGCAAGGGCAGGGGCTAACTTTTCAGCAGCAAGTGGCGCAATGACCGCTTCTATCGCTACGGGAACAGGCACAGACCAAAACATCGCCAACTCCTACACGGGAACAGCCACGCCCATCACGACTACCGCCACCCTCACAACTTCGTGGCAACGCTACACAGTTGCGGGAACTTTCGCTTCTACGGCTACTGAAATGAACATTCAGTTCGCCTACACCCCCGTTGGAACGGCAGGTGCGAACGACTGGTTTGAGATTACGGGCGTTCAAGTGGAACTTGGCTCGGTAGCCACAAACTTCAGCCGTGCGGGTGGACACACAGATGGCGAACTCAAACTCTGCCAGCGATACGCCTTCTTGATGCCTTATTCCACCACAGGATTTGCGGTCAACGCCACGACTATCACTTTCCTTGCACCACACCCCTTTATGCGAGCCGCCCCGACAGGTTCTTTTATCACCACTTCTATCAACGTGGATAACGGAATAACCAGCGTGACCTCTAGTGGCTCAACTCTTAGTGCCTCTACCGCCTACAACGCTTCGGGAAGTCGCTTGTTTGTAACGGGTTTCAGCGGCTTGACTACTGGTGGGTATTGGGGCCTCGGAACCTACCCTTCTGTCCTTCTCACCGCCGAACTCTAAGCCTCAACATTTCACCAAAGGGCTTGACTTGATTACCCTCACGCAACCGCAGTTGTTGTAGTAGGGTTTTCCAAAACAGGAAAGGAGTTGTAGTGAAATCTCACAAGTTTGAGAACTCAATGAGCGCAGATGACTATGGGCATTGCCTTGTCTGCCGTATTCGTGGCTACTTTGCCTCTGGCGAGTGGTTTCACCACAACCAACACGACCCTGAAGAAGTCGATGCCGCTCGCCTTCGCCATCCCTCGCAGGAAAAGCCTGCGGGCGAGAACTAGTTCCAAAACACCACAAGGAGAAACCTATGGACCCCGTGACCCCGCTTCCAAACCGCAAAGAAGTTGACACCAACTTCACGCCAGAAGTCGCTTCGTTGCTTCAGCACATCAAGGATGTCTGTAAGCAAATGCGTGACCACGAGAAGGCAGTCATTGAGTTGGGCGTAGAGCGCCGACAGACTGTGACCCGACTTCGTGACCACGGCATCACTTGGCGCAAAATCGCAGAGTGGGCTGGCACGACTGACCAAGCCCTCTACAAGCACCACAACCGAGAGAGTAAGTAGGGTTTTATGTCGGGCATCCACATCATCAACGATAAAGATGTCATCATTGCCCCCCGTGCCGACCTGTGTAGTGTTGACCTGTCTTATTCCAGCCCAAGCGACGGGTTGCTCGCTGGTGCCAACCTGTCTCGTGCCAACCTGACGGGTGCCAACTTGTATCACGCCAACCTGCGCGGAGCCAAACTGCGCGGAGCCAAACTGCGTGGTGTCTTTGGGTGGGGTGTGAACCTGCGGAACGCCGACCTGACTAATGCCGACCTGCGCGGTGCCGACCTGTCCAATGCCAACCTGTACGAAACCAACCTCACCAGCGCCAACTTGCGCGGTGCCGACCTACGTGGCGTCCATTGCCTGCTTAGTGCCAACCTGTCTGGTGCTAAGGGCGATGAAAACACCAAGTTGCCATACAACTACGAAGTCGTAGACGGGTTTGTTCAGAAACGGAAGTAGTTCTTGACTTTGCCTTACGACCCTACTAAACTAGGGTTTGTATGCCGACAGACCCAACATTAGTTAGAGCCGTACAAACGCTCGCTGGTGTTTGCGATGGTGCCGCCTCACAAGACGGTATCGGGTTCAATGGGCCGGACAGCAAGTTCGGTAAGGCGTTGGGCGAAGCACCTATTGAGGTTTGGACAGATGCCCTAGCCCGTGATGCGTGGGAACTCATTGCCAAGTATCGGGGGCAACTCGCCAAAGTAGGCATTGACTACGACAGCATCCCCGAACCACCAATGGCGAAGGGGGTCAAGGGCATTAGAGCCGTAGATGTTCGTGCTGGAAAAGTTTTAGTGTTCTTGCCCTATGGCGATACCGCCTATCCAAAGCAAGCCCTATCAGCAACTTGGAATAGAGACTTGCGTGGCTGGCAGGTAGCCGTATCAAAGTATGGCTCGGTCATCTCGTGGGCAGAGCGAAACGGTATCCCTATCACCGATAGAGCGAGAGCAATACTCGCCACAGCACCTACGCCCGATAAGCCCGACTACACCGGCACAGCCTCGTTGGAACACGGCGAAATCGTGCTGAAGTTTGACTACAACCCTCAACTCGTAGATGCCGTTCGTGCTATCCCCGGCAGACATTGGAACAGCCACGAAAAGGTTTGGATACTCCCAGCCAAGACCGTGAGCCTCGTTCGTGAGTTGGCGAAGGACTATCACCTCTTTCTGACCCTTGATGTGACACGCCTACCCGACCAAGAAGTAAGCACAGCACCGACAGTCTCGGTCAAGGGCAAGATGTTCGCATTGTCGTTCACCTACGATGCCGACCTACTTAGTCAGGTTCGTCAGATGCCCGGTGCGGCGTGGTCACCAAAAGACCGTGTGTGGCTCGTTCCTATTGAGAGCGTTGATGAGGTTCAGAAGTTCATCGCACAGTCAAAGGCAGTCACCTCACCTGAAGTCGCACGACTTGTCGCAGAGGCAAGTGTCGTTCAGGAAGTCATAGATGCTTCAGCCGCCCACGATGCGGAAATCCAAATCGCAGGGTTTGGCAATGACCGCTTCCAACTGTTCCCCTTCCAAAGAGCAGGGGTGGCTTATGCGATGCGACAGATGGGCTTCACCAGCGAAGGCGATGGCTTCTGGCAACAGACCACACCAAGTACAGGTGGCGTTCTAATCGGTGACGAGATGGGGCTAGGCAAGACCTCACAGGGCTTAGGCGTTCTCAAAGCCACCAACTCTTTCCCAGCCGTTATCGTCTGCCCTGCGAGCCTCAAACTCAACTGGAAGCGTGAAGCCGAACAATGGATACCGGGTATCCAAGTCAAGGTTCTATCCGGCACGACGGGCAACTTGCCCGATGCTGATGTTTATGTAATCAACTACGACATCCTCACCCATTGGACAGACAAGTTCGCAAGTATCAAGGGGCTAGTCCTTGACGAGAGCCACTACATCAAGAACGGGTCAGCACAACGCTCAAAGGCGTGTATTCGTATGGCAGACAAAGTTGCCGAAGGTGGCGTTCGTGTCTGCCTATCGGGAACGCCCATCGTAAATCAGCCCCTAGAGATAATGACCCAACTCCGTGTTATCAACCGCCTAGAGGAGTTTGGTGGGGCTTCCGCTTTCCGCAACACCTATGGGCGAGCATCAGCAAAGAGCCTCGCCTCACTCAACCGCAAACTTCGTAGCACTTGTTATGTTCGTAGGCGTAAGGCAGAAGTGCTGACCGAACTACCACCGAAGCGTTGGGCGCACCTAGTCGTTGAGGGTGACCCTGCGATTATGAAGGACTACAAGAAGGCCGAAGCCGACATTATCAAGTACCTGACTGACCTTGCCCTGAAGTTGGCATTGGAAGCCGGTGCTGATACAGAGGAAGCAAGGCGTGAAGCGTGGCAACGCGCCCTGCGAGCAAGAGCCGCCGAGAACCTTGTCGCTATCACCACCCTGAAGCAACTCGCCGCCAAAGCAAAGATGAAGGTCGCTAAGAGTTGGATAGATGACTTCTTACAGAACGATAAGAAACTCGTAGTGTTCGGTTGGCACAGGGAAATCGTGAATATGGTTGCCGACAACTTCAGCAACGGCGTAAAGATACAGGGTGGTCTGACGAGCGAGAAGCGACAGGAAGCAGTTGACCTGTTCCAAAACTCTGACGAGCAAAAAGTAATCGCTTGCAACATCAAAGCCGCCGGAGTGGGCTTGACCCTCACCGCCGCCAGCGATGTGTTGTTCATTGAGCAAGGCTGGACACCAAGCGATATGGAACAAGGGGCAGACCGTTGCCACCGTATCGGTCAGACCGACAGCGTGACGGCGTGGCTAATGCTCACCGCCGACACCATTGACGAGGACATCGCCGCCCTCATTGACCACAAGCGAAGCATCGTTGACCGAGCCATTGACGGTAGCGACAGCGATGACGATGAAGAAACCTCTATCGTCGGTGACCTGCTGGTTGGTCTTGCCGAGCGTGGGATGAGCGAGATGGTGGCGTAGCGTTCACCGCATCTGCGTAGTCTCGCAGTGTAGCCAACGGGCGCAACTTCCAGCCAGAGACATAGCAGTTATCACCAAAACCAAAGTCTCGCACCTCGTAGTGGTTGACGAAATCCTTACGGGAACACCAGCCCCACACCTTGAAGCAAGGGTCTAAATCGGGTTCATCTCGGTCACCCAGAAACTCGGCAAAGATGGCGGCATCAGCAGTTGTCTTGAAGTGTTTGAGTTCGTAGAAAATCAGGCTCGGCCCCTTGCCGACTTTGGTTTGGATACGGATACCGTGATAGTCCAAATCCCACCCATCGTCACCACTCGCTTTGAGTTCGTATTCGTAGGGTATATCTAGGACTTGTGAAATCGCCACCTCACCCAAGAAGCCCTGAATACTAGTTGCCATAATCGTTGCTACGGGGAAGCGGAAAGTGTTTGCCCAGTCACCGCCGTTAGCGAGTTTGTGTCTTTCCACCTCGTGGCAAAACTCTTTGACCTCTGCCGCTTTCTTTTTCGTCAGTTCTACAAAGATGGGTTGTTGCGTGAGGTCATAGTCGTTCATAGTGCTGAAATACTAAACCATCGGATAGTGGCGCGCAAGGGATTACAACCCTGCTAATGTGTCTCTCGCTACGGGAAAGCCCTGTGGCAAACAGCAATAAGTAATCCGACACTACGAACTGCGAAACAGATGCCCCCTCGTTCCCAAAGAGTGAGGGGGTTTTCTGCTAGATGGATACTCCGACATCGCCACCGGCAGGACTGGTGGAACCCATTTGCACAGTGGGAGATGCCCACTCACTTGACCTTACAAACTGTTCACCATCCGCCTCGGCTGCCTTCTCTGTCAGTTTGTGGGCGAACCACGCATTGCCTTGCGCTTGGGTGTATCCCCCCGCTGGTGCGTCTGGCTGTCCGGCTCTACTAAAAAGACGAGCAACATTGAGGTGGGCAGCGGAGGCTTCCAAGTGGGCGTTACCGAGTTCGGGCTTGTTTTCAGCAAAGGCTTTCTTGGATAGTTCATTATGGGTGTTGGCAACATCCAAGTGACCTTCGATAAGTTTTGGTGCAAGGCGGGGCAGGTTGACCATCTGACCGACATCATCACCACCCTTGCCCCTGTTGGAGACAAGTTCCTTGGATTTATCTACCAAAGAACCGGCAGTCCACTGGTTCCCACGAAAAGGATGACCCGGCAAGTCTCCCTTCAGCACACCAACGGAAAACCAAGACGGCACGAGTGCATCGGTGGAGAAGGGGTTTGTCACAACAAAATCCTACCCTGCGTTAGTGAAATCTCT